AGTCAGTTAAAAGGGAATGGAGCAGGATTCTTTGATCAAAATATTGTAGTAAGAGATGATGGTGAAATGTTTAGAACATGGGTAAATGAAGTTGTAGGTGATACAACATATAATGGATTAAGTGATCAAACTTTCAATAATGAATATAGACATGACGGATTTTCTTATGCCTTTGCACCACCACATCACAGATTTTTGAATGTTGGTGCAACAATGTTGTCAGGTAATGACGCAAGAGGAAGATCATTTACTAATGCTGTTGTTTCATATAATGAGCCAAAAGGTGGAGGTCAAGCAGGACAATGGGAGGTAGTGTATGAACAGCCAACAGTAACATTAAACAAAATGCAGGTAGTTGATATTAAAGACAGGAAGATATGGGAATGGGATAATACAACAAGTAAGTGGCAGGATAAGACAACCACCACAGATGATCCATCAGGTGATACAAATATTATTTACCGTAATGATGATTGTGTTCATCAATACAAATCAATCTATAATATAGATGGATCTGATCCAAGACCTACAACATTAAACGAAACACCATTTAATGAAGATGGAGTTAGATTTGCTAAAAATTATAAAAGTGCAGTAGAGGTGTGCTATGAATTTCCAAATGCAGGAAATGATTTTATTTCATCAACAGGTGATACTAAAAAAGGAGCATGGCTCAACTTTGGTTTTCCATTTCCACTATCAACTTATAATGGAATTACTGAAAAAGTTGGTGAACTTTATGGTGGTAGTGATAATCAAGAAAATGGTGGTGGTGGTGTCACATATCCTGCTACATTAGATACACAGAATATGAGTTATACATCAGATGGTAACTTAGGATTTAACCATTCAACATCAGAAGAATTAGGACAATTATCATCATTATCATTTAACATGAGAGTTTTGATTAATTCTGCTGACGGAAATAAACAAGGTGGCACAGCACAAGTAAGATGTTTTATGATTGATATTAAAGATAATATTCAAGTACAAGATTTCGAGATGAGATTCACAGATGATTTAGGTGTTGGTAAAGGATTTCAAACTGTCAATTTACCATTGTCAGGATTTTCTACTTTCAGAGGTAGGCAACCTAAAAATTGGTTTTTGAGATGGGCTGATACAATACTAGGAATTAAACTACCAATTCAAGAATTAGATGTACAAGATGTATTCAATGAGCATAGTATCAAGTATATTGGATTTCAAATTAATGATTATTATGATGATGAAGGTAGGTATGATCCACAAAGAAACCTACAAGATGTGACAAACACAGGTGCTATGCTGACATTGGGAGGAACACTTAGAATGGCTATTGACGCATTTCATTTTAAGAAACCATTATTGGTAATTTCTGATACCCAAAGTGTTCAAAATATTGAGCCACAATTCTTACAAAGACCTATGATAATGTCATACACACAACTTCAAAATGAGGTCAATTCCCAATTAGAAATAGAGCAGTTTAGACATAAGGAATATAATTTTAAAACATCAGGTAACAGTATATTTGATATTAGATTTGGTGACACGTTATTCTTAAAAAATGCAGAGTTAGTAAGTGACGCTGATTATGATGAAACATCATTAGGTGCAGGTGACGGAACAGCAGGAACAGTAAGGTTAGTAGCCAAAAGAATTGAATATCATTTAACCAAGCCATCAGCAGGTGCAGGTGGTATTACTAGATCAATTAAAGGTATTAAGAGGTTTACAGCATAATGGCAGGACTACCAAAATCAGTTAATACAGATACACCTATTGATTCACATTTTCTATCATACATGAATAGTAATTCCACAGGTGGAAATACTACAAATATCACAACATCAAAAGATTCTATAAAACAATATGTGAAAACAAAGAACGGAATATTTAATGGTGCGTTTGGATCAGTTGCTCAAATATTAGTAATTGCAAGTGGTGTGTTAAATTTAACAAAAAATTCAACAGGTGTAGTAGTAGTAAGAAGGACTGTATATGTTCAACCTGAATCTAGTACAACTGACACATTAGATTCTATTGAATTAAATGGATTAGAATTACCAAATCAAGAATTGATATTAATGTCCTCAACAGGCAACACCATAACTATTGCTCATAATGCTTCTGCGTCAGGAACACGAAAAAATATTTATTGTCCAGGTGATACAAGTTACGCTTTAGCACCACATGAAGCAGTTGTATTAATTTATGACGCAGTAAACACAATTTGGATTGTAACAGGTAGTGAAGCAACAAGTGGAGCAGACAACTTAGGTAATCATACAGCAACACAAGATTTAGATATGAGTAACAATACAATAATTGACTTTAATGGATTAGACCAACAAAACGCAAACACAACAGGAGCTATCAATCTAGTAAATAATTCGTCAATAAGATGGAAAGATACAGCAGGGACAGGTGAGGGTATATTCAGATTAAATAATTTAGATAATTTCTCTTTCACTCATTCAATAGATATGAGTAGTAAAAATATAACAGCAATAGAGAAAGCAGTTTTTAGTAATTCAGGAATACCATCAGCAGGAGAAGTCGCTATTGGTGCAATAACAGGCGATATGTATTTTGAGGCACTTAGTAATGATAGTTTTTATTTTAGAATTAATGGCACTACACAAGTAGAAATAGATGAAGATGGATTAGATATTAGAAATGGTTGGTTAGAGTTAGAAGAAAGAACTGCACCAACAGGATTATCAAATCATACTAGACTATACGCTAAAGATAACGGTAGTGGTAAAACTCAACTTGTAGTTATATTTGGAAGTGGAGTAGAACAAGTAATAGCAACAGAACCATAAATCTTTAAATAATTACACAATAAATAAAATCATGCCAACCATAGTTGATTTAGTAGATTATATCATAGCATTAAAACAAGAGATACAGAAGAAGGACCAAATAATAGAACAATTAAATAAGGCTAAAAAATAGACTCACTATTGAGTAGTATATTTATCATAAAATGTATAGGGTGTAAGGTGAAATTTAACCAGGGTGATTCACAGAGAAGAAAGTGTGATGACTGTGTAATGAAATTTTATAGTGAATCCAGAGCAAAATATAATGTAAAGAGAGATAAGAAAAGAAGAACAGGATTAACTCAACGAGAAACAAATATCAATATCTGTCTTTATTGTGAGAGTGAATTCAGAGCAATTACTCCACATAAAAAATATTGTTCTAATACTTGCAGACAGAAATTCTGGAATCTATCATGGACCAAAAGAACCACCCAAGCTCAGATAGTTAAATTAAATAAAAGATTAGATGAAATTAACAAACGATTAAATAAGAGAAATAAATTAACAACATAATGCCTAGAAATCCAACAAAAGCAAAAGGTGCTTCGGGACCTTGTTTTAAATGTGGAAATACAATGTACTGTAATGAGAAAGAGTATCAAGGCTTAGTATCATTACAATGGCAAGACAATAATGGGAAGGCACACTACACCAGAGATGGTAACTGTGCTGGAGCAAAAGACTTCTCTCCAACGATTAACAATATGCCATCAGTAGCTCAGCAAGTTACAACACAGAAAGTTAATTGGGAAGAAGTGCCAGAGGAACTAACAGAAGATGAACAAGTTCTATTAGGTGGCTTGAAAAGAATGAGAATCCTTTCTTACAAAGACGCTAAAGAAGTTCACCCAGACTTAGATGAAAATTCTAATACCTTTGGTCAAATTGTCAATGCAGGTATTACGCATTTAGTAAATTTAGCTTTGGTCAAGGCTACAAAGGAATCAAATTGACCACACAAATTTTTTCTAATGCCGACTATTACAAGAATGAACATTTTATTAATCTAATGAGGAACTGGAATAGATACATACAATCAGATGAAAAAGACGAGGACATACTAGCAGAGTGGGAAGAAATAATTATGAAAGACTTTAGAGTGGCAGCTAAGGAGTGGCTATTCTCAGTTGATGATACTGCAATACCAAACTATGAATCAAGTGCCTGGAGATTAGGCTGTGAGTAATAGTCTCCTAGATATAGTACACCCATCAAAAGAACTCAACGAACAGATAATGATGATAAGAATAGATTTCTGGGTAGAGGAATATAAAGAGACATACCCTGATAGAATATTAGACCAGGAAGATATTGTATCATTTTGTATGGCTTACACTAATGACGAATCACTATCAGTAGAGTATTCAATGAGGTATAACGACTACTATGAATCTCAGTTTAACGAGTGTAGTGATTGTAAAAAAATATGTATTGATGTTCCTATTTGTCATTGTGTAAATACTGGCAAATGTACTGGCACCTGTAAACATGAATGATGAGGCAACAAACATCATGCAAGAACTTGCCATCAGATTCTTTGATAACAGATGTTTTGTAACTCATGAAAAATTTAAGCGTAGAGGATTTGTCATTCATCACCTATGGTATATTGATAATGATGTAATAAGAGGTGATTATCCAAAGGGTGATAAAGGCAGACAACTATATCTAAAGGCATTAAAGCCTATGGTAGTGAAGAATCCAGAGAGATTCATATTAATTAAGAATGGTATCCATACCAGGTTGGACCATATCAGAACAGGACTCACTAGAATGAAAAGAGAAAATTTTGAACGTCTAGTTTTGGCAGTTAGAATGACTATAAAAACCAAAAGAAAGATTAATAAAACGAAGAAAAAGAGAAAGAAAACATGAAAATAAGAGAGGGATTTTACACATCATATAAGACACATAACTACTGTAGTAATTGTGATGATGGTCACAAGTCAGGGTGGATATTAAAGGAAAAATGTCCTGGAACATACTGTCCATATTGCTCCAGAAAAATTAGAACCAAAGCAAGATTTAATAAAGTATATGAAGGTGGCAGATACTAATGGGTGGCTATTGTTGTAAAGGTAGTTGTATATTATCAGAGTTTAAAGCAGAACATATAATGACAAGGGTAAATAGAAATGCCTTTAAAAATGGATTTAAAAGGTGTAGATTATGTGAGTATTACATTAAAGATATTAATTACTGTCCATGTTGTGGAGCAAGATTAGCCATAGGACCTAGAAATGCAAAGTCCAAGAGAATATTAAAAGCAGGAGTAGTTAGATATTGACAATAATTGACAACATTATCAAAGAAAGAGAGGAGAAGATTATTAATATACAGAAACAGATTGTATCTCTAGATGAGGAATTAATGAATATGTATAAAGAATTAGAATACTTTGAAGAAAAAAGGAGAGAGGCAGTAAGCTTATAAGCTTACTTACAGGTATGAGTGATACAATTTCATTTAGATATAGTGGCAATATGGACCAATATAACAAGTTCAAATCTAGTAAAATATCAGAAGGTAAAACAATGGAAGAAACCTTTAGCAGTTTTATTGACCAAGAATTACTATTTATCAATCATAATGAAGCTGATAATAATAAGACAGCCTCAAGACATGAAGATGAATTAAAAGAAAGTCTAATGAATACCGACCTATCCAAAGTGATAATGCAAGGCTCATATCATGTTGATATAGATAGTATTGACTTTATTCAGGCTGCCTCACATGACCTAGACAGAAGGGTATCAGGTGCAGTACACACAGCTATCGCTAGTTATTGGATTAAAAGGTGGGCAACCGTAAAAGTGAATAATATGTCAGAGGGTATGTTACAAGATAGAATAGATAACATAGCACATGGAGCAGAGGAATCTAAACATACAATAATTAAACAAGAGATAACAAAAATCAATCTAGTCCCTGAAAAATTAGAGACTTTCTATAAAGCAGTTGATAGGGTTAAGGTTACATTCACCTGTAACATTCCAATAATAACTCTATCAGACCTAAGAGAGAAAGATTTAGGTAAGGTAATTCAATTCGATTGTATCATAATAGGACCTACACCAAAGAAGTTAGATATAGAAACAGGTAAATATATTCAACACGTTTTAATCCAGGAGATAGAATCACAAGCAAGAAACAATAATCCAATTATGATTAAATCTATTCTTCATGGAGATGATACTAACAATATTGCAAGTGGTATGACCAAACGATTTATCGGCGTGTACACAGTACAAGAACCAAAGAATGGTGCAAAGGTAGAATCAGAAAAAATGTTAATCATTGATACAATGTTTATCCAAGACCTAGAAGAAAAAGCAGAGGTAACACTAACACCACACGAACTCACCATAGTAAAAGAGATGGCAGATATAGACACAGAGAATTATATCACTAAATTAATTGCTTCATTCTGTCCAAAGATATACGGTAGAGAGTTAGAGAAAAAGGCACTATACCTATCACTTCTTGGTGGCTCAGACTTTGAAGGGTATAGGAAAGAATCTCATTTAATGCTAGTGGGTGAAGCTGATACAGGCAAGTCAGAGCTGGTAAAGTTTGCCAATACTGTAACTCAAAAGAGTAGTATTGTAGATGGAAGTAATGCCACAGGAGTTGGCTTGATGTTTGCACTAGATGATTATGATGGCATGAAGATACTCAGACAAGGTGCCATGATATTAAATTCAGGTGGACACATGATAGTAGACGAGTATGATAAAATGCCTAAACAAGAACAGAAGAAACTCAATCAAGCTATGGAACAACAGAGAGCAACATACAACAAGGGTGGACACATGGGTAATGCTGTATGTAAGACAGCAATTATAGCAAGCTGCAACCCAGAGAATGAAAGATGGAATGAGGGAAAAACAATCATAGATAACCTACCCTTTGACGCCAGTACAATATCCAGATTTGACCTACTAATCAGATTAAAACATGAAACACTAGAGAATCAAATCAGAGCCAAGATGTTACACATAACCAAAAGTAAAAGAGGTGAGATGGAACAAGCTGCCAAACCAGAATGGATTAAAGGATTGTTAAACTATCTAAGATTATTAAAGCCAATATTCACACCAGAGGCAGAGGAGTTACTAATTAACAAATATGTGGAATTCACCATGATAGAACAGGAAGATGGTTCACTACCTATACAGACCAGACAGATGGAAGGAATACAAAGACTCTGTGAAGCCTGGGCTAAACTATTCTTCAAGACGAGAATAACAACAGATATAGTTGAAGATGTAATTACATTCTATCAGGAGTGTCTAGCCACCATTGGAATGAAGGTTGATAAGGGTATAAGCCAGATGGACCTAAGAGGACACAGTACAAATAAAGAAGTATATTTTGAAGATTGTTTCAGGGAACTGGCAAAAGACAATGATGATGGCTTTGTATATATCCATGACCTAGCAAGTGAGTTATCAAAAAATCATAAACTATTTTATAGTGATGATACCATCTTAAGATACGTTGAGGCAAGAAAGACTAAAGGCTGGTTGTATGAGCCAAAAGTGGGAGTCTTAAAGAAACAATGACTAAACGATTAATCTGTCCAAAGTGTGGATTCGATAATCATTTTGGTAATATGAAATGTAAAGAATGTGAGATTGGATTATGAGAAACAGAGTTATATGTAAAGTATGTAAGGTAGAATTAGAAACCAGACACAGTAGAAGTATAAAATTATGTGAGGACCACGAACTTGACTAGAGGAAACAAATCAATAATGAATAAGAAAATAGACCATTCTATTTCAGGTAAGAACAAAGAGGACCTAATACACAACACTCTAAGAAAATCAGGATTCAGAGTACATAGAGAGGTCAACGTTAAGAGTGGATTATTTCATCAGAAATATGGTGAGAGAAATATAGATGTTAAATTTGAGTACGGTAAGATGGAGAGATACCTAGAGTCAGATGGTAAAGTTCATGGCTCACTTGAAATGCCAACAGAAAAGACGATAAAAAGAAATGCAGACTTTGAGAGACTTAAATTAAATTACATACTAATCAATCATGAATCAATTAAGGACCTAAGAAAGATAATGGAGTTAAAGAATATAACAGTAGATGAACTGACAGAATTTCTAGTAACATATAGAGCCTGGGAAGAATACAGCAAACACTTAGCCAAGTTAGAATCAGGTGAATTCTTCGTATGAAGGGATTATGTCATGTCTGTTTTTCGTCAAATAGAATAGTATCTTTAGTTGAAGGTTTACCAACTTGTAATGATTGTATTCCAAAAAAATCATCATAGAGCTGGACAAAAAAGACACTATAGTACATTGGGAAAACCTGTCAGATATTCACATTGGCAATACAAATTTTCATGAGGAATTATTTACACGCAGACTCAAAGATATTCTAAACGACCCATACAGATTCACTTCATTTGGTGGAGACCAGCTTGATTTGATACTCCCTGGAGACCCACGATTCAAAGACGAGGCAGTTGGATTAAGAACACTAGCAGAACAGCAAGACGAGTTAGATGAAAGATGTGCCGAATTATATGAGGAACAGGATTACTATACAGAGAATTATGGTATGGAAAAGATATGGTATTGTCAATGGGGTAATCATGAGTACAAATCCAGAGTAGTCACAGAAGGAGATATGAAAAGATATTGCAAGTATAACAACATGACATTCTTAGGCAGTAAAGCATTTCTTAGATTAGATATAAGGTATAAAGATAAAAGTATGATGAAGAAAACCTTATTTGTTAATCATGGAGCAGGTGGTGGTGGCACACTAAAGGCGTTAGAGAATCTCACCATTAACTGTGAGGCAGACATATACCAGATGGGACACCTACACGACCCAATGGCAGTTAAACGTGACACATTCTTCTATAACGATAAGAAAGGTTCATGGGACACTAAGGAACAAATCATGGTTAATTCAGGTTGTTTCACATCAGCTATCAAAAATAATACGGACCAATGGATGGAACAAAAAGGGAATAAACTCATGACAAGTAAGCCAGGAACTATGACCATATCATTTGACGCTTATAATAGTAAAGTGAACGAACATGGTTAGAATTGACCATGACGTAGGAATCTATGAGGAACATTATGCAAGAATCTTAAAGTGGTATAATCTAGCCTTCAAGGACAGACACCCAAGTAATGAAGATGAAAGAACATTCAATCTTTTTAGAGTAATTTATGACGATATAGTTAGAGAGAATAAAGAGGAGTATGAAGAAAATGAAAGAGAATAATCATTATGTTAAAATGTTCACATTAGAGACTATTGCCTTATTACTACTTGATGAAGTCAATAAAGAACAAGCTTTGCATGGGGTCCTGTTCATGGTTGGACCCGATAATTGACCCTAAACCAAAGGTAGAGCCACCAGAGTGGTGGGATAATTCTGACCAAATAGACGAAGAAGATTGACCGTATTGGTTTATATTGAAGATTAAAATCTAGTTAGATATGAGTAAAACACAACTACATACCATTGAATATATCTTCACAGAATTGAAGAAAGAAAAAGCAAGTCAGGAGATATTTGATTTTGCAATAAAATCTTTATTGAAAGTAAGAACTTTTGAAGAGGTATCTTTCTACTATGGCAGAGCAACAGGTAAACAATTATGACTACAATAAAACTCCTAAACTGTGAATGTGGTTACTCCTGTAACAGCGTTTTTACAATGGAAAGACACTTCAAAAAGAATTGGACATATACTAACAAAGTCAATAAGAACGGTCATAAAATTATAAAGGGATTGATTACTATTGGTAGTTAGAATGAACAATCCAAGAGAGAATGATTATGATATTTTTTGTGATAATTGTGGGAGCGAGGAAATATGCGACCATGAATATGGCATGGGAAAAGATTTACAATCTATAGATTACTGTGTAGAGTGCTGTAGCAGATGTGATAGAGAAGCTTATGTGAAAAGTGAAATAGATAAAATGATTTCAGAAACAAATAAATCAGTTGGAAAGGAGTTGTTATTAGAATGAGAGGAGACGCTTGGAAATATAGAGCCATTAGAGAGATGAAAGAAAAAGAGGAAATGGAAAAGAAGTGGAGAGAAAATCCAACAATTACACCAGATTACAAGAAAGGTTATGATATACTTATTCCTTATTTTATTCTCATTCCTGAGGAAGAACAAATGACAATAAGTAAAAAATTAAAAGAGGTTGGACTATGAGTGAAAAAACCACATTCCATGAGACAAAAGAGATTGTATCAAGACTCCGAGAACCATTAAAGATTAAAGCTGTTCCCTATGCCACAACCAAAGTAAGAGGACACCAAATACAATTAGAGATGAATATATCCTGGGACCAGATAGACCAAATGACAGGTAAGGATTCAGTTATCATAGATATGATATTGAATATGAAAGAATTAATCGAAGGACCTATGGAATCAAAATATCTAGGATTGATTAAAGATGAGTGAATATAATTTAACGTCACAGGATAAACTTTTTGATGAAGTAGAGAAAGACCCAGAAGCTGGTGATTGGGAAGATATGCCAGAATTTGTCAATGAAAAGAATGACGCATTTAGAAAAATTATAATATCTTTTGAATCTCAAGAAGCCGTAGATTTATTCAAATTAAAAATTCAACAAGGAATAACAAGTAAGACAAAATCAATTTGGTACCCACCTAAACGAAAAGATAATACATTAAGTCTATGGCTAGATGATGATACCTAAATATCCAATTTATATAGTGTCTAAAGGCAGATATGAACCAACAACTAGATTAACAGCTAGGTCATTAGAGGAAATGAAATGTCCTTATTATATTATAGTTAATGAAAATGAATTAAAACAATATCAAAATGCAACTGATAAGAGATATGGAACTGTTCTAGTACAGCCACAGAAATATTTTGATGATTATGATATGTTTTGGGAAGATGATAATAAAATTACAGGTCCCGGTGCAGCCAGAAATTTCGCTTGGGACCATTCAATAGAAAATGGTCATGAATCTCATTGGGTAATGGACGATAATATTGGTGGTTTTGCTAGACTTAATAGAAATGAAAAACTAATGATAAAGAGTGCCAGTATATTCAAAGCCATGGAAGATTTCTGTGATAGACATAGTAATATTGCTATGGCAGGACCAAACTATAGATTTTTTGCTAGTCAGAATACTAAACTACCACCGTACAGTATGAATACTAGAATCTACTCATGCAACCTAATTAGAAATAATATGCCTTATAGATGGAGAGGTAGATATAATGAAGATACTGATTTGTCATTAAGAATGTTAAAAGATAATTGGTGTACTGTGCAATTCTATGCCTTCCTACAGAATAAAGTTGGGACCCAACAAATCAAAGGTGGTAATACAGAACAATTTTACAGTAAAGAAGGTACCTATCTAAAGAGTAAGATGTTATTAGATATGCACCCAGACGTAACCAAATTAGTATATAAGTTTGGAAGACCTCATCATCATGTAAACTATAATGGTTATAGACAAAAATTAAAACTTAAAGACAATATTATTATAGAGAGAGGTATAAATGATTATAACATGAAATTGGTGACTATAGAAAAATGAATTGTAGTAAATGTCGAATAACTCACTATGATGAGGATAACTGTGGTTGTAAATGTCATGATAATCAGGGTATAGGTAAAACGGAGAGCAATCATGATTAGTCATGTTCCGAACTATGTACCCTGATTATGTTATCTGAAAAAGATTTAAAAATTTTATTACATGATTTTAAGACAGCTCATTTTTTCTATAAACATAAAGATTATGGCCAATATTTAGAATTAAAATCAAAGATTGAATTATTAGAATGGATAATTAATAATTAATCTTCATTGGCACCACAACTAGAACAAGTGAATCTACCAACTTGCATTTCAACAAGTGGTTCTTTGCAATTTATACACTTTTCCTCATCGTGTACTGTGAATATTTGAGACATTATTCACTTTATTTATAAGACGTAATCGTATTTAACATTTACGAATAAACTTTATTAGTTACTATTTTGTTAAATTGTTGTGTCAGATGTTGATTTTCTATTTAAACAATGGAGAAAAACATTAACAGAATTTAAAAATGATTATGACAAGTGGGAAAAATATACACTTGGAGATTATGTTGCAAAATGTGGTGAGATAATTAGAAATCAAATTGAGAGTAATATGCTTGATATGAAAGTGTCAGGAATTTCATCATACTTATATAGCCAACTCGACAAAGAAGGTATAGTAATTAGTGCCAGAACTATACAAAGAAATCTTCCAGACATTTACAAACAGAACTATTTAAAAAACGACACCTTGTCGCAATTAGAAGAAGATGATTGGCAACCTATTGAGACTAATGACCCATCTTTAACCATTGAAAAGAATCAATACAATGACATTAAAATTAATGGTGTAGAACAGAGAGCCAAAGAAGTAAAGAAGAAACAGGAAACCCAGGCAGAAGAAACATTCAGATTAGAACCAAAGGACACCAGGCAATTCACATATTTAACAGCCATGAGTAAATTAGCAAACAAATTTCACCTAACACTAGAGACACTCAAGAATAGATACAATGAATCAGATGAAATTCAAGGTATAATAGATAAAGAGTTAGGAGATGTTGAAGGTAAGCTAGAACAATACGCTAAGGACTGGGCAAGTATAGAGAACAGTAAGGGTATGATAGATTTAAGGAGAGATTTCGGTGAATATGAAAAAATTGTAGCCTGTTTCAATATTGAAGTAGGTGAAACTATTGCCAGAGTGGCACAACTCATGGACTATTCAGAGAAATATGGCAGCATAGGCATCCTCAGAGAGCCAAAAATTAGGGCATTTTTTGAAAAAGAGAGTACATATCCACTATACCTAAGAAGCTGTCCAAAATGTCTCACAGATATAGCTCAATTAATGAACCATAATATCAATTTATACAGGGAATGTAAGGACCTATCAATAAACATTCCAAGAATCAAATACAATCAATAGTGTTTTATACTCATCAATTAATTTTGAATTATGTCTAACGGAAATCTCAGATACTATGGCTTAGGAGCTTTGACAGGATTGACCGCACTCGGTTGGATTCTTGATAAAGTATCTCCAGAAGTCACCACAGCAGTTTTTGTCGCACTCGGTGCAATAATCACAGCAGATTATGCTAAACACAAAAACGACAACAAAGCCTAAACTTTCTCTTTAGTGCTAATTTTTTATTTTTATTATGAAGCCTATCTGTATCGCATACTCTAGTATATTGAAACAAGTAGAGTTTATTGAGCAAGAAGAATGGCAACATAAATGGAATAAAGACACACTATGGTATGATGTAATATGGCATGATACATTAAAACTAATCACAGAGAAGGAGTTAAGACGAGCTGTAAATCTATCAATGACAACATGGGATTTAGAAGTGCCAGTAAAGTATAGACCTGTATGGATGGCTAAAGAGTATCATCAACCAGATATTATAATTCATTTTGCCAGAAGAAAGAATGATGAGTATCTAAAGGAGAGACCAAGTGTACTAGCATACGCATATCTACCTGGACAAGGAAGTTATTCAGGCAAGGTAGTATTCTGTGCAGATTACATCTGGGACCTAAAAGGTAAGGGTATAAGAGGAGATAAAGCAATAGAAAAAGGTCTAGTTGAGAACGCTAATCCAGATAATATATTGAAAACTTACAACATTCACCATGTACTTATCCATGAGTTAGGTCATACGTTAGGACTCAGACATGACACAGATGGAAATAGTGTAGATGTGATGGACCCGTATTACAAGGGAACAACCTTAGACCTATCAGAGAGGGACATATACAGAATCAGATTGAAATATGGAGTAAGAGTATTCAAACATTGGAATCATTATATTATACTAAAGAGGTGGCTAAAACGCAGGATAAGACGATAAGAACATTCACAGAAGATGAGGTGTGGGATATAGTAACCAAAGCTATCACTAGAACATTATATGACGCTATAGCAAGTCATGAAAGTCATGGTGAACAGGTAATAGAGGTGGGTTGGTTGAGAGATTATGCTGACATGATAGCAGTATCATTCCCACGAATACAAGATTAATTTATATTATAGTTAGAATTCACTCATTTAATGACGAAAACAATCATAGCAGTTTTAGCTGCCTTATTTATAACAGGTGCTGGAATTGCATACGGTGAAACTGCAATAGTACAGGTTCCATTTGATTATCATGGAATGTCATGCTGGTTAGAATCTGAAACCACCTATCAATGTACATGGCAAGGAGAAATCGAGCCAATGACCATTGAAGAATTGGAATCATTCAAAGATTCTATTAGCTCAGAAGCCTATGAAGAAGAATTAGCCAGGCTAACTGCTCCAATAGTAGTAGAAGTTACTCCAGAACTAACTAAAGATGAAAAGACAATACTAAAACTTGAATCAAAGTTAGTAAAGGGAACAATGATAACACAAGACGCAGTATTATTACAGATGTTAAGAACTCTTGACGAGTGCCAACAGGGATTAGGTAATTCCTCAGCAATACAAGAGGAGAGAACCTTTGTAATATCTGAATGGAATCATTGGGAAGTCACAAATGTTCAGGTAGTAGGACAGTTAGGTGAACTTGTAATGGCAATAGAGGAGTGTAAAGCACAGCATACACTTGAAAACCAAACCTTAACTGTTATGTACAAACACTTTGAAGATGCAAACAGAGCAGGTAACTTTCAACACTTGGAGTCATTGGAAGGTGTAAGTGCCATACCATTCGCACAATACACAAAGTCTGACAGAACAGTAGACATTAGTGTAATATGTAATAGTCACGCATACCCACAACAATACAAAACACTCATGGGTTGTGAACCAATAGAGTATGATGGGTATTATTTAGAAAAAAATAATGGCTTCATAAGTCACTACTCACCAATACTAGAGGAGTACACATTCTTCATGCAAGACTATGGCAACAAAATAGCTACACTACATGACAAACAAGTACAGGCTAATATTGCAGAACCAATAGCAAGAGAACTGATAGAGAGTAATAATTTCTATCAAAACCACAGGGATTAATCCCTTTTTTTCTTTTTTCTAGTAACACTTATCAATATTATTATAATAAAAGAGTCATGATAGAGTGTAGTTTATGTGGTATGCAGTTTAATGAGAAGTATAATACACTATTAGGTGTAGTAAAAAGAACACATGAAAGATTTCATATCAGATGTGCATTTCAGAGTAGACATAAAGTAGAAGGGGTAGTAGAGTGGGTAAAAACATAAATAGTTGGTTCTGAGTGGTAATGTATGGTTACAACAGATAAAGCATACTTTGAATTATGTGATGGTGTCTATAATACATGGAAACTATCAGCACAGGCATACTTTGAAACAGTTAGACCCTATTGGGAATCCCTACACAAGTAGGATTTTTTTATTAATTACTTATTACTCATGATTACGAATGAAAATTGAGAAATATGGTAAAGAATCATTGGACTAACTTGAATAATGATGGAAGAAGATTAGAGAGAATCATTAAACTATGTGAGACTAATATAATTAAAGAAATGAACGATAATAATCATGTTATGGTATTATCATATATAGACAGATTGATTAAGGCAACTCATCAAAAGTCTAATGTAGTCGATTTGGTATTGGGAATATCTCATTTAAGAAAAGTAGCAGAGAGAAAACTCGAACAGCCAAAGGTGTATCTTGGCAACTGAGGAGATAGCATTTCACGACAATGTAATAAAATTAAGACAATTATTACCAGCAGAAGAAGATGATATATCTATTAATTTCCCACAGTATAGAGGGTTATCATTTAAGGAGTTTTGGGAAGCACTACCAAACAAATTAGAATACTTTGACTATGAGGAGGAATTAACATCTATCCTAGAGAATAATAAAAAACTATGGATTAAGAAGGCAACAGGCTTAGGCATTACAGAATGGACCATTAGATGGATAGCCTGGAACTGTCTCAAAGATGATAAGTGGAGAGATACACAGGTAGATGTATCAGCAGTAATAATCACAGGTGCCAACCAAGACCTAACGAATAAGGTGGTAGGTAGAATGAAATCATTGTTTAATTCAGAGTTTAAGACCAAAGAATCAGTAGTGATATTAAACGGTTGTAGAATAGAGGCATTTCCTACTAACCACTTATCCCCTGCAAGAGGGTTGAATCCAAAGGTAGTCATGTTAGATGAAGCCGATTTCTTCCCAAACAGGTATCAAGATGAAGCTAGGACCGTAGCAGAAAGATACATTCCAAAGACTAACCCACACATATTGTTAATCAGTACACCTAATCTTCCTGGTGGACTATTTGAGAGAATGGAAAGTGAGACAGATAATGGCTATGTAATGAAGCAGATGGATTATACCATAGGAGTAAACAAAGTATTCAGACCAGAGGATATAGAGACAGCTAAGAAATCACCATCATTTGAAAGAGAATACAACTTAAAGTATGGTTTTGGCACAGGAGATGTGTTTGAGAACCTTGAAAATATCATCACAGAATACGACCTACAAGTTATTGGTGGGAGAGGTGGCTGTTATGGCGACCCAGCATTTGGCTCATCAAACTTTGGTGTACTAGGTGGAGAGATAAGAGATGGACTCCTCTATATCACCGAAGCCAATGAATTCCCAAGACCAAGTCCATCTGCTATGCTTGATGTTATGGAAGATATGGCACACAGATACAACGATAACTGCAAAATCGACTCGGCTCACCCAGGATTTATTAGAGACCTTGAAACGAGAGGAATACCAGCTCTACCAATCAACTTTGGCTTACAAATCAGGGACCATGAATCTGCAAACATTCAAAGCCTAAGAAGTAAGATGGCTATCAATGCCGCCCAGATGGTAAAGAATGGCAAGGTAAGGATTCACCCATCACATACAAAACTAATCTCACAGTTAAGAGCCGCACAATTTGACATCAAAGGTGGCATAGATAAATCAGAACTAAACTTTGATATTGGAGATTGTTTCATCATGTGTTGTTGGGACCTAAAGGAGTTTGACTATGGACATTATGATGTGATGAATAACAAATTGGTATATGGAGATGATGAAGATACACATAAATCAAAGAGTGTAATAATGAATACTGAATCCTATGAATGATGAAGATAGAGTGCAACAGTTTATCATTAAAGCAACAGGTAAGACAATAGGAAGAAACAGTAAGATGTCATTATCCATATTATTTGCCAATACTTATTCAGAGTATGTTAAGAGTGTCAATGATATTAACAATGGTTACACTTTATACAAGGAACTAGAGGGTAAAATAGATAAGATTAAGATAGTGATTAAGGACCTAGACAACATACCAACTTCTGTAATCAATGAGATACTAGATGATTCAGAATGATAAGATACTCCATTTTATAGCAGGATTCTCTCTATCAATGCTTGGTGTCTTTTGGCTACCACTTGTATTGTTGGGATTTATATTTGGATTTGGTAAAGAGTTTTATGACTTGTCAGGTAGAGGAACACCAGAGGTTGATGATGTGATAGCGACTCTAATAGGTGCTGTGATAGCTATGGGTATTGTGGTGTTGGTATGATGGATAAGGGACCATTAATATTTTGTAAGATATGTGAGAAAGAATATGTCTACTGTTGTTTTATGCACTATTATATCATTAATTCCTGGAAGTTAATCAAAAGATAATGACCAGAACCATACGAAGAAGGCACTCGAAACACCCAACAAGAGATGGCAAACATAACCCTGTATGTATAGATGAAAAGTGTGAGGACTGTGTTTAAACATCTAAAGTATAACTGCATGGGATATAAGACTCATTGGTGGAGAGCCATGAGTATGAGTGTGGCACTATTCATTCATGCCTGGTTCCCTGATGTACTTACTACTTATGCAAGTAAGAAAATGAATGATGTTACATGACCAAATCATTTCACATCTGTTCACAATGCTTTGAGTTTAGAGGTAAGATTTTTAAAAGAGAAGGTTGGATAGTAACACATGAGTAAGAGACCACAAACCCATGAGGAGTTAATGGGATTATTTGTAGAGTCAATAGAGGGAATACTCAAGGATATTAAGATTAAGCAAAAGGAATTAAAAAAGGCTAAAGATTTCTCAGATGTAACCAAACTACACTACACCACACGCCAGATACAATCGTGGTTTAGAAGAACAGGTGGCTTACCTATACCTGAATAGACAGTTGACAAGCTTATAAGAAATGAACAAGTGCAAGAACTGTGAAAGAAAATTTGAAAACTATTCTGCATTGGTTGGTCACTTTTGTCATTACAAGTTTAGTGACTTTGAAAAATAAGTTCTGAATACTAGGTAAATTAACTCAGATTCATACAAAGATTAAGTTATACTAACTTTTTGTGACTAGTACGTCTAAAATGCCTGATAGAATTACAATCTTACGTCTAATTTAATTATTATTTAGTCTATTATTGTTAACCTTATTGGTTTATATTGAACTTCCTTTGGTAATAAAGGTATGAGTACAACAATTAATCCAATAATGAAATCAGCAGTAGAGAAAATTACAGCCAAAAATGGACATTCAACAATAACAAAAACACGTAATGAAATAATGAAATCATCACCAATTAATTTTAATTCCTTTGAAGCAAAACAATGGGCACAAAAAATGATTATTGAACAAAGACAAGACGGATTTATTATTATGAATGAAGTAAATGTTCCTAATATGAGTGGGGGTAATAATATTAACTGTACATGTATAGCAATCCAAACAAATGAGACAGAACAGAAAAGAATATTCAAAATATTTGAATCTATTAGAGAGACTAGAAAATGACACCTAAAATCAGTAAATACCATACTATGTGTCCTAGATGTAACAAGTCATTCCTAAATCCCTGGCAAGAATGTGATGAATGTATTGCAAAATTCTATCCAGAAACCTGACCATTTAGTCAACTTTATTCAATCTTATGGGTTTATATTATCATTTCTTCCTAGATTAGATATGAATACAGCACAACAATCAAACTATAACGCTTACTTAACAGAGGCATTAAAAGTTGAGGACAAAATCTTTTATTATGAGATGAGAATTAAACAATCAATCACACACCCAACATTAAGAGTAAATGCTAAACTAATGAAAACTAAACTAGCAAAAGCATTAGTAACTAAAGATTGGTTAAATGGTAAAATGGAGGATTGTTTAAATGACTCCTAAAATCCTTCCTTGCCACAGATACAAAGATAGAGTATTAGCCAGACGACTAAGTAAGGCAAATTATTCATCTATTATTTCTCTTTATTAATGAGAGAGAAAAAAGTGTAAATTGGCTTATGGATTGTACTTAGTTATGGACCAACCCAAATGGTATCGTGACGATTTTAGTTCTGAAAACAAACTAACAGGCACAATATACACTAACCAACAATACACTAAAAAGAAAAACCTAACAGGATATACACTCAAAATAAGATTATATAAAAATTATAGATGGGGTGACTATTTCGGTAAGACAGCAACAATTAGTTCTGCTACAGGTGGAACATTCGAGTATGCAGTTAATGAGAATGAAATGCCACCACCAAATATCTACAATATTAAACTAGAATTGTCAAAGACAGGTGTCCAGGAATCGACACTTAACAGACAAGAGTTACTTATCCTTGAAGGACCATCATCTTGATAATACCTAAAACAAATGCAATAGGTGGTCCAGTTCATGAGGCTATACCTATACTATCAGAAGCTAATAAGGTTCCACTAGCCAAGATTGTACGAAGTGATTTCTCTAGGGAACAGCCAGTACAGGTAACATTTGAGAGGTTACTAAAATATCACGACAGAACACCACAGATTCAAATAGCAGTATCATCTTATTCAGAATTAATTACTGGCACAGAGATGACAGTAAACTCAGAGAATGAATCAGCCAAGAAACTAATTGAAGAATGGATTAGAAGCACAAACTTTTATGATAAATTTGAATCACTCGTTACAACCGTACTAATCACAGGGAATGGTATATTAGAGAAATTAGATGAGAATGATACTCAAGATGTGTTAGAGGTAGACATGGCAACCATCATAGCTAAGAAAAGAGATACAGCAGGAGCATTAGAATATTATGAACATAGGACCCAGAACGGTCAGACAGATAAACTAGGTGAAGGCAAACTAGGTAAATTTATTGAATTCAACTTAACCAATTATTCCAGGCAACCCTGGGGTAAGTCATTATTCTATTCATTAGCCATACCAAGAACAGTAGGGAATCGTACAACTGCACCACTAATAGAAATCATGTGGGG